GCCACGACCACCGTAGCGCCTTTAAGCCCCGAGAGCGGCACGTACATCGGGTTGTAGAGTGGGCTGCTGACCGCAATGCCTAGGAAGTTAGTCGCAGTAGCTGCGGCATTGAAGATCGTCACTTTGTTGTAGGAGGTCGAGGTCGCCGTACCGCCCGCAAGCGCCGGAGACGCTACGCCAGTGGCGGTGCCGAAGGCCTGTGCATAGAGCGAATACAAGGTAAGCGTGATCTGATCCGCCGCGGTCGGAGCGACGATGGGGACCACGGTCAGCGACTTCAACTGCCGTTGCGCAACGCCAGTGAAAGAGACCGAGGCGCCGCTCGTAACGGTCGCCGTGCCTCCGACATAGGTGACGTTCGCGACAGCCGGAATCGTCGCGTCCAATGCGTCGACCGTGACGAAATTCGCGTTGTCATAAGCATACGACTTCGCTGTTGACGTGCCCAGCGGTTGGGCAAGATTGAGTGCTGTTGCCATGGGCCCTCCTTAAGCGGTGAAGCTTGCGCCGGGGGTGTAGTTCGTCTCGGCAGTCACCTGCAGCACGCCGACTGAGTCGGTGGCCTTGGCAAGCACTAGGACGTCGCCCGGGTTGATCGTGAGACCGCCGGTGGGGCCGGAGGGGAACTTGTAGCCGCCTTGGGTGTTGGTGCCTCCCGGGCCCGCCACAACCACCGTTCCCGTCACGCCGTCAAGCTGCACGTAGATCGGGTTGTAGAGCGGTGAGTTGGCCGCCCATGCGGTGAAGCTCGCACCGGTTCCCAAGGTCACGGTCACCTTGTTGTAGGAGGTCGAGGTCGCCGTGCCCCCGGAGAGCGCCGGCGAGGCCGCGCCGGTCGCAGTGCCGAAGGCCTGCGCATAGAGCGAGTAGAGCGTCAGAGTGACTTGGTCGGCCGCAGTCGGAACAACGGTCGGAACGAAGGTCACGGACTTCAGCTGCCGCTGGCCGACAGTCGTGAACTGGAATGCGGAGTTGACAGCGGCCGCGATGGAGCCGATGACTTCGTTGACGTTGGTGTAGAGCGCGTTGTCGTACGCGCGCGAGAAAGAGACCGCGGTGCCGAGCGGCTGGACTAGATTGATTCCTGTGGCCATGAAAGTACCCCTCTAAAAGTAAGCAAAGCGCCTCCCGCTGAAGTCATCGGCTCCCAGGGCAGGCTGGACGATTAGAGGAGCCAGCGTCTCTTATACGGGCGCGGGAGCTTCAAGGGGTAGCTGAAGCACCTGATTCTGGGACACGTCTATCATTCCTACCGCCAGATTGGCCAGCTGGCAGGATAGGGCGAGGTACTGCTGCACCTGAGGATCGCTAGCAAATTGTTCGTAGGCCCCCGGCACGGTCATCAAGTTGTAGCCGCGCAGCACAAGGTAAGCCTGCATGACGGAATTGAAATTGAGCGCCGACATCACGCCGCGGTTCACTTCTTGAATGTGCTCGCTCGCGATATCGGCAACATGCTTGCACCACTCGAGCTGGTTATAGAAATCGCGCGGACCTGCGGCAAGGATCTCTTTCGACAAGTGCTTCTGGCCGTATTTCTCCAAGCTCGAGTCCGCGGGCGGCGCACGCATGATGAGCTTGGCCGAAGACTCGTAGAGTACCTGCCCGAGCATCGCGGCGTGCATCACGATGAGGTGATCCCAGCCCGAGCACTCGTGCCGGATAGGGACTTGTCGGCGGGTCTCTTCGTTCCACAAGCCATAGACTTGTGGCGAATCGACGCTCGTGATAACGCGCACGGGCAACGTCGGCATGTTGGGATGCGACCACTGATCGTAGTTCAGGTACAGGCCGCAAATCTGCCCCGCCTCGTTCATCTGATAAACTTCGGGATAGGCGATCGCTCGCGGCCGCTCGCCGTGGATCGGGGCCGACTCCATGCGCGCAACGAGTCGCTCAAGACAGTTCTTATCCCATGTGTCATGGGCTCCTAACATGATTGAGTACTTGTGGCCGCCGGCACTCAGCCGCTGCCAACAGAAATTCATGTGAGGAATGCCGGCTAGGTGCGTCGGCGGCGTCATGAGTTCAATCCGGGGATCCTGGCGCTTTAGGATCTCCTCGAGCGTATTATCGGTGCAGAAGTTCTCAGAGATTATAAGCTGCCAGTCGGTGAAAGTCTGCGCAAGCACCGACTCGATTGCGGCGCCTATATGCGCGCCCTCATTATAGGCCGGCATCCAGATCAGAACTTTAGCCATTGAGAAACCATGCCTCGAATAGCAGGCTAGGGTGAATTAGCACCAGCACACAAAGCAAGAGCAAAAATAAAATCAGGCGCATGATTTTCCTGCGGCATCAGACTGTGAGCCATAATTTGGAACGAAGCCTAGCTGAGCAAGAACTGCGCGAGCTTGATCGGCCAGGTTTCCAGCGCAGTCAGCGTCGTTCGTGTAAAGCTCGCTGCGAGCGTCGTAGCACTCGACAATGTTCTGAAGCGTCTTCTTGAACTTGTCGTAATGCACGTAGCAAGTGTGGGGGACAAATTCGTTCCACGGCTCGGCGCACTCGGAGCATATGCCGCTGCGTGCAGGGGGTCGCGGCGTCAGGCAAAAGACACAGACCCCAGCGCTCCCAAAGATGTGACCATCCTTCTCGCAATTAGCCATGCTTCTCGTCTCCGCTGACTGCCTGATCAGACTGTGAACCTCGGTACTCGGCAATCGCCCCATCGGCAATCTTGACGCTGGCGCATGCGGTACATTCGGAATGGACTATCCCACTCAGCGCCGCCAGAAGCCGTTCGATTTGAAGTCCCAGGCCGCGAATCGTCGCGAGCGATAGGTCATGCGCCATTGTGGCGACTTCGTTCTTTCGTTCCGCCTCTCGCGCCAGATCCGCGGCAGTCGGCTTTTGAACTTTAGCGAGAGAATCCAGCGCCGATTGCAATCCATTGAGCGCCGAGTCAAGAAATACTTTTTGAGCCTGGGGACTGTCCGCGCCTGGGAGCATTGCCAGCGATGCCATGACACTCCCGATGATTTGCCTCGCATCGCTCATGACTTCACTTCTCCGCTGTTAGGAATCACCTCGTTTAAAAAGTCCCTGAGCTGTCGAGCCTCGTCGGTTCGTAGGTAAATCCAATCGGTGCGAGTGGCAAGGTTGAAGCAAAGTTCGTGATCGCTGTCGAACTCGATATCGATCCCGTGCAGCCGTATTTCAGCCATGCTCTGATCCTCCATCGGCAGGAGTGGGCTTTTCGCTCATTAGAATGCGAACCGTAGGCCGAGCCGGTAGTTGTGCACCACAAGATCGGTCTCATATCCGATCGTTCCGAGTTCCCACACAGTAACGAGCGACCGCGGTGCGTTCAGATCGACGAGGATGCGCGTTATGCCGTAGTGCAATAGATCGTACGCAGCGAAGTAGCCTAGTACCCGGTCGTCGGAGGGGTGCGGCCCCATCAGCGGATTGGTCTCATGGATGCCCGGATGATTCTTGATGTCGAGCGTCGTCAGCATGTCGGCGAGTGCGGCACCTTGGTACGCCCACTCGAGCACCGGCGTCTTTGGAGTCTCATCCAGGACGTCATCCGCGCGTGCGCATTTCACTGCGCATACACAGCAGCTTACCGAGATCGCTGCGCTAAGCAGCAGGACGAGGTTGCGGGGCGTTCGATGCGTCATTTGAAGCCTCCTAGCTACTGTGACAGAACGTTAAACATAAAATCAGCACGCAGAGAACCATGCACGCGCATATCGATTCGACTTGCTCATTTGTCATTGCTTGGCTCAGGGCGGAAGGGGAGAATCGATGCGGGCACCAGCACCAAGCAAGGCTCACCGGCCGGATTCGTGCAGCGCTCAGTGCGCCCTATCTGGGTGATCGAGTTTGCGGGATTGCGGTAGGATGGCACTACGATCTCGGCGTTGTCTGGCATGTCGGCGAGTAGCGAGAGTAGTTGGATTTTAGTTAGCGCCACGGCAGTACTCCTGTTTGTACTTTGCGCGCCACCATTGGATCATGAAAACAGCGCGAGCGCGCTCCGAGACATGCTCAATGACTTTCAAGTCGGTTCTCCTTTGCGGGCAGGATTGGTCGAATCGTTGATGAGCGTATTGCAGTCACAGCGGCCGCATAGCTTCTGGGTGAGGAAGATAGGCACCGGAGTGCCCAACGGCACGAACACACCGCCTTGAGCTCCGCAATTACGGCAGAAAGTGCGCGCGGCGTAGTTAGTAACTGGCTTCTCCATGGGGCTTCGATCCTATCGCGCTTTGCGCGTGTCAGTCAATATGCGTCCAGATTTTCCTAGCTTTGACCCGCTGCGCAGTTCGCAAGCTCACGCCGTGTTGCATTGCCGCCATTCGAGGCGATGCGGCGGCGCGGATGGTGCGTACTGCGGCCGCGTTCAGCTTGGCAGCATTGTTATCCTCACCACGCTGATGCTTCACACCGGTACGCCAAGCCGAGCGCGGAATGAATCCTATGGGCACGGGCCACCCGAACCGCCAGAGCCAAAACCTTCAACCTTCCAGCCGCGCACTGTCAGTGCATCGCTCTTTAGCGGAGCGGCCACATTCCGCGGTTCTTCGAGCGTTAGCTTGTCGCCGTCGGCCAGCGTATGCGCAGTGAGCGCGTACTGGGCTTTAGCATCGGCAGCAGGCACATGGATGTAAGTGCCGCGGAGTCGGCTAGTGAAAGTTTCGTCTGTGTAGAGATGATAGCGCATTTCAATAGTCCTTGGCTTCCTGCTCCGTGATGAAGAAGTGAATGCCGTGGCTGCATTCGACGCGCGGATCGGGATCGAAGCTATCTGGCACGACTTTGCCGCGCTTCGGGTATTTCATGCCGTCGTGCATTGCGCCAGCGCCGCTGCTTGAGAGCACGAAAGCGTACTCGGCGCGGCACTTGCGAGAACCATAAGCGTTCACTCGTTTTGCTGTTGCAGATATGCGAAGCGTGGCGATGCTGTCATCTTCAAGCTTTTTATATCCGATCAGCTGGCCTGCCGGAAGTATGCATTGCTGTTCCAAACCTTTCGCGCTCCTCAGGTTCGCGCTCCTCAGGTCCGCGATTTCTCGCGATGTCCCATCAAGGAATTTAATCAGCATTTGTCTCTCCTGTTAAAACTCAAGCCAAATATCGTCAACATATCTGCCGGCGAGGGCCTGCGCTCGTCGCGCAGTTACCCGCGCCGCCAGCCAACGCTCGTGCAGAGGCCTCACTCCTCGTCCCCCTGCTCATCGTGCGGCGTGGGTCCGTGCAGCGGCCTCGATTTGTGTTTGGGCCACACAATTACGGAATTCTTCCGCACAGCTTCAGATACGGCCTCGGCGTCGTCCCAAAAGGACCGCAATGCGTGCTCAAACTTGGCAAACGCCTCAGCTGTGACTTGCCGGGACAATGCCGGGCCGTTGATCGTAGAATCGAGCAGCTCCGAGACTTTGCTCTCATCCTGATACTCGAGCGGCATAATGCGAGAGGCCAATTCTACGGCCGTACGCGCGCCCTTGGTGGCATTGCCGGCACCTAGGATGCGCATCAAGCCATAGAGCGGCATCGGCACCACGAGGTTGATGCGGCCTAGCGGTGTTCCTGGCGGGTACAGAGCGCCTCGCCCCTTCCTATTGCCTTTGCGCGATTCGCCGCGAGTCCAGTTTCCGCCGCCTTTGTTGCCAAACTTTCCCATTGTCGGTTTCTCCTATGTCAGTAGACGCTAAATACACAAAGCCTGTATGCTATTAGACGATAAGTACATCGGAAGGGCAGGTTACCAAAACTCCCCTAAGAAGTGTTTTAGCATTACCAGTATAGCTCTTAAGATCAATGTATACAAGCCTCGCATCACGTACAATAGTAAATAGGGGTGTACTAAAACACTTCTTAGGGGAGTTTTGGTAACCTGCCCTTCCGATGTACTTATCGTCTAATAGCACTCTAGTATTCCGGTTTTCTGGGCTCTACTTGGGGCAAATCTACGTTGTCGTCTTCCCGGAGTCCGGACAGTGCGAGTTTGCGCAGTCTGGCCCGAGCGGCGAGTTTTTCCAGCCGTGAGGCGACAGCGGCCTCGAGCGCCGGGACCGCACGGACGTTGGGGGAGCGCTTGGATTTAGGCCAAGCTGTGAAGCGAAATGCCATTATTGTTAACTACTACGGTTATTGGGTTTGGATCGACCGCCTAGGAAGCCCTAGGAGCGGCGATCGGCAGGGGGCCGCTACCTGCGCACCCCCTCAATCCGGTAATCCGGGCTAGACCTCTTTGGCGACTCTGCGCGCCTTAGACAGCCGAGCTTGCGCGTCTGCCAAGTCACGACAGCATTCGTGTTCCTCATTGGCGTCGAAGCCTTCATAGCTCCAATGCGGGCACTGTGCTTCGGCAAACTCGTATTCCTGGCGGGCCTCAGCAAGTGCTATCAGCGGCGAGTGCTTGGTCATGGCTCAGCCCTCCCCAAAGTAGAAACAGCGTGCATAGGCGAGGAGCGTGTCCGGATCGGCCGGAAAGTACTGTGTCCACGGTTTGCCCCAGTCTTGGACTTCGAGCCAAGCACGATCGGGCTCGCCATGTTCGTCAAGCTCGCCACGTATCTGCACGGCGGGGCCGCCAGTCGCTATAAGGATTCTGAACTCTACGGGCTTGGCTGCGTCCACGGGCTCCGTATTGTAGATGTACCAGTCACCGCGCATCTCGACGGACAGCGCGTCCTCTTGAATGCGGTCTTCGGCGTCCTCACGGCTAGTGCATTCGCCGGCGGCCTCAAGCAGTTCCATGAGTTCTTCGGCCTCTTCTGCTGTCAAAGCTTCTGGCTTAATCGGATACTCTGCATCGGGATCTAGCTTGGCGAATAGGTCGCGCGCGCCGCGCAATTCCTCAAGCCGGTCATAGTCGCACTCAAGCGCTGCGACCATTTCAACGATGCTGGCGTAGGAGGGCGTGCCTACTTCTTCGACCCAATTGCGTTCTGTGTTGCTCATGACTTTAGCTCCGAGTAAGCGCGCTCGATGCGCGTGAGATAGGCGAACAATTCCGGTTCTTGCACGGCCATTGTCCGAGTGTCGTATCCGAATATCCCGCCGCCAGTGTAGGCGCGCATGTAGGCGCGGACCAAGGCTCGGTGCTGCTGATCGGCGCCGCGCTTGGACTTCGGGAACTTGGCCACTCCTTTGCGCACTGCAGCCAGTAATTTGCTCATGATCGCACCACAGCATAAGCAGTACAGGCCACAATCATTGCCCAAACAACGCAGAGGGCAATCAGCTGCCATTGCGTCAGCGCTTCGGTGCGGCAGCGTCGGCCGTCCGTGCGAAAGCTTGCGTTCAATCCAAAGTTAGACATAAAGCCTCCTATAGATCGCAGATTCGGCAAATTTCAGCGTATCGGCTTAGCGCTCAATTCCTCAAGCGCTACAAAGCCTTGCTCGGAGTACCAAAGCGCGACGTGCTGAATATCCGGCAGGATATCGAATGCCTCGCGCTCTTCGGCGTCAATATCGAAGAGGTCGCCTTGGCAGCTGCCGTCTTCGTCGTCTATCGAGTAGATCGATTCGCCGTCGCCATTGAGCGCGCATTCGTAGAAGTACGGCGCGTACCACGGCTCCCTTTCGAACTTACCAGGAGCGGCGTGCAAGTCCGCGACGCGCTCCGTCCATTTGCCCGTGCCGTCGGCGTAGCCAGCGTCTTTGGCTAGCGCTAGGGCGCGTTGTAAAACTGTCTGCATAAAGCCTCCTATTCGTCAAAATCGCCGTATAGCGCTCGGGTTTGAATTGCAAATTCCTCGGCATTGCGCGGCTCAACCGTGCCGGCGATCAAGGCGTCTATACGTTCCTCGCGCTTAAGGTCGGCGCGCTCGAGGCGTGACATGCGAGCATCGTGCGCTTTGTTCTCTCTAGCTTTGGCTTCGCGCTCCGCCTTTGCCAGTTGAGCGCGTACTCGCTCGTGAATGGACTTCGTCATATTCGCTCCTAAGTGCTATTTGATGAGTTTTGACACTCGCGAATATACGCGCATTTTATTAATCGTCAATATGATCGTTTATACAGCACCTAGCAAAGTGATCAATCCGACCTAGCAAAGTGATCAATCGCAAACCCGCCAGACTAGGCGCTTAAACATAATCTGGCATACGCACATCACGAGCAGTCCGGGAATACGCGCACGACGCGCCATCGGAGGCGTGAAGGCTCCGGGAGTCCCGGCGGCTGCTTCGGGTCCTTCGCTGAGAGAGGGGCTCGCCTCGCGGAGCTCCCTTTAGCCCGGCCGCTTCGGCCTCACCTCACACAAAGACGTGTCGATTTGCCCGCGCGTCAGGAGTACCCGGGAACACGGATGTCGCGTTCAGAGAGGAACTCTGTCGTTTTTAGAACAATCCAAAATTTTTGCGTAGCGCGTCACGCGCGCCTCACGGGCCCCTCGACTTCCCACCGGCAATACCGTATTCCTGGTGCCGCGCAAAAGCCGTCCTCTCCTGCGGCCCATCATGCGTAGGCGCCGCTCTTCCCCGGGCGGCCGCCTTTTCAGGAGCACGCGGGGCAAGAGGCCACATCCACTTGGATGCAGCCAAAGAGAGGAACAAACATGGTTAAGCTACTGATCGGCACGGTAATTGCGCTCGCGCTCTACGCCGCGTACCAGCTCTACAAGGCCAAGAAAGCCGTCACCGCAGCGAACGTGATCGCGCAGGCCAAGACCGACGTCCAGAACCAGAAGTCCAAGCTCTAAGCGCTAGTCGCTAGTCGCTAGTCGCTAGTCGCCGGGGATCGAGATGACACAGCCCGCTACAGCCTCGCCTGTCGCCGCGACGTATCAGGTCGCACAGACTGTCGTCCTCTCGAGCCCCGGCGGCACCGGGACGCTCTACTGGACCCAGGACGGTAGCATTCCAAAGACGGGCGTTGAGAAGGGATATCCCGGTACCGCGAGCATCCGGGTGACCGATACCCAGGTTCTTAACGTAATCAACGTCGACGCCAGCGGTACGAGCGCCCTCGCGAGCTTCCCTTACACGATCGTGCGCAGCGGCGTGAACGTGCCGGCTTACGGCCCCTCGAAGCGCGTCGTCGACATACGCTCGTTGAGCTACGGGCTCAGCGGCCAGATTCAGCCCTACCCCGTCTATCAGTTCAGCGGCTACCGGACCAAGTGGGAGCGCGACCGGCACAATCCGTTCTCAAGCGTGCCGCCCTACGTATGATTGTCGCCCAAACCCCTCGAGACATGGCGGACCCTCCCAAGCCGCCGACCCCGCAGCGCCTTTTGACCCGCTGGGAAGAGTTCCTGGGGTCAATCGCCGCCGGTCTTCCCCTGCAAGACGCAATGATGAAACACTACGTGACTCGAGCCGAGATCGAAGCCAAGTGCCTCGTAGCGGCCGAGCAGAAGCGCTGGAACGAAGCGCGCGCCGCGGCCCGCCGGCGGAACTGGTCGGTGCTCGACTTGGAGGACGTCTTCGCCCGGATCGGTAGCGGGCTCACCGTCGTTGATTCCGTTGAGGCGGTAAAGCCCGGCGGGTACCAGGGCTTTCATGACGTCGTAACGATCGATCCGGAGCTGAACGAGCAGTACTTGAAGGCCCTGCGCCTGCGGGCGATGCACGTCGGCGAAGGGATCCTCGATATCGCCGATGATGATGACAAGGACACACTCGACACGGGCGGGAAGTCAGGAATCGTGCCCAATAACGCGAACGTGAATCGCTCCAAGCTGAAAGTTGAGAGCCGGCTCCGGCTGATGAAAGCATGGTATCCGCAGGTCTGGGGTGACCGGCCGACGACGCAGGTCAACGTTCAGATCAACCACGCCGAGAAGCTCGAGAACGCGCGGGCCCGATCCCGCGAGAAGCGCGCCATTCCGTCTGCCCGGAATCTGCTCAACGCCGCGATCGACGCGACGTTCTCGGAAGTTGTTCCCGCGGGAACAAAGGACGGGAACCAGGCGGCAGCGGATCCACTCGACACGACCTGGATGGAAGGATGAAGCTCCTTGATCTGCGGCCAGAACTCAGCATAAAAGACGAATTCCAATGGGCGTTCCTCTCGTACGACTGCCCCGAATGCAAACGCAAAGGCGTCCAGCATCGGATCGGCAATAATATCGATATATTTGAGTGGGAGTGCGAGAGGCCTTGCTGGGGCATGACAGGAAGTAACTTCGCCGATCTTTCGCTTACCGGCTCCCGTGCTTGCGCACTCCGCTCAACACGCGTGATGGGCGGATGCAAAGGGCATTGGGATATTGTGAACGGCGAAATCATCTTCCACGGAGATTCGGGGCAATGAGCGCCGCCCTCAAACACGGGGACACGTCTCGGGCACGCGCCGCGCAGTCCTCGAATTCCATGACCGATGCAGAGTACGAGGAAGCGCTCACTGCCGACATGGGCGAGATGATCGACAAGTTCGAGGACTGGATCTATTACGCCTTCGACTGGGGCAACGGCGAACTTTCCGAGCATGACGGGCCGGACAAGTGGCAGATCGCGGTCGCGCGCTCCGTCGATACGAAGCTCGAGGCGAATCCCGACTGTTCGATCCGTGAAGCGACCGCATCGGGCCACGGCATCGGCAAGACCTGCGAAGTCGCTTGGATCATTCTCTGGATGATGTCGACCCGCCCGCATCTCGCCGGCGTGGTAACGGCGAACACGATGGGCCAGCTCTCCACCAAGACCTGGCGCGAGCTTGCGCTCTGGCACAAGCGGCTCATCAACCGGCATTGGTTCAAGTGGTCGGCCACCAAGTTCTGGCACGTCGAGCATCCCGAGACTTGGGCCGTGCACGCAACGCCGAATAGCGAGCACAACTCTGAAGCATTCGCCGGATTGCACGCGAAGTACGTGCTCATGATCTTCGACGAGGCGAGCGCGATCCCCGACAAGATTTGGGAAGTCGCCGAGGGTGCGATGACCACGCCGCGCGCATTTTGGTTCGTATTCGGGAACCCGACGAGGAACACCGGCCGATTCAAGGATTGCTTCGAGCGTGACTCAAGCCGCTGGACGATCCGGCACGTTGACTCGCGCACCTGCAAGATGACGAACAAAGCTGAGCTCGAGGAATGGATCAAGGCCTATGGGGAGGACTCTGACTTCGTCCGCATCCGCATCTTGGGACTCTTCCCGCGCAAGGGCGCGATGCAATTCATCGGCACCGACAAAGTTGAGCGCGCGATGCTGGGCGACGTGCCGTTCGATGCCTACTGCATGATCCCGATCGTCTTCGGGGTCGACGTCGCGCGCTACGGCGACGACAAGTCCTGCATCGCGGTCCGGCGGGGGCGGAAGCTCCACGAGGTGCGCAAGTTCGTCGAGATCAACACCATGCAGCTCGCCGCCGAGGTGGTCGTTGCGATGAAAGATTGGGGACAGGTAGCCGCGGTGTTCGTCGACGGCGTGGGAGTCGGCGGCGGCGTGGTTGACCGATTGCAGATGCTCGGGCATCCGGTGATCGAGGTGAACGGCGGCGCGGTTGCGCTCGACGATGAGAAGTTTTACAACAAGACCGCCGAGATGTGGGATCGGATGCGCACCTGGATGGAGGGTGCCGATCTTCCTCCCAAAGACAATGACTTGCGTCTCGCTTTGATTGGGCGGGAGTATTACTTCGATGACAAAGAGCGTATACGGCTTGAGCGTAAGCAGGACATGAAAAAGCGCGGGCTATCCTCCCCCGATGAGGCGGATGCTGTCGCGCACTCTTTCGCCGAGGAGCTGGGCGATCTCATCCGGAACAGCTTCGAGCCGACCCAAACAGAAAACAGCGTGGAGCCAGAACAATGAGCAAACCAAATCAGACCGTTATCCCTGTTGTGCCAACTCACGGCGTAACGCCCCCGCCGGCCAATCATATCTACTGGCCCGTAGTGCGCGTAGCAGATGGCGTCGAAGTGGATCGCTGCGCCGACTATCCCACAGCAGTTGCACGAGCCAAAGTGCTCGCAGCGCAGGCGCTACAATTGGGATTGCCGGTATAGGAGCGCGTCCATGGCGCTATTCGTGATGGTGTACACGAAGGCATACTCGAAACCGTTCGATGCGGCGAATCTCGAGGAAGCCGGAAGGAAAGCCAAAGCCGAGATGGGCGAGGATCACGGCAAGGTGCTGCTCGCCGTTAGAACTGGTGCTGAGCATCAAGCAGCGCTATCCAGAGGGGAGGTCGGATGAGCCGCGAGTACATCATCGGGGAAACCAAGGGCAAGCGCCACGTCGTCGACTACAATGCGATCGACGCGGGCAAATCTCACGAAGACACGATCGCCGCGATGGAATTCTACTACGCGAAGCAGATCGGTTCGGCGCTCATGTACGTCTACAAGAACCGCAACTGGATGGTCGACGTCGACATTCGCAATCAGATGATAGTGATTGGCGCGCCCGATCTCTCCAAGGTCAAGGGCTACTACCTCCCGATGAAGCGCGATGCGCTCGTCGAACTCTGCAAGCGCGCTGTGCACGCCGGGGGCGAGATCCTTGAGCGCTACAATCTTTCCCGCGCGATGAATGTCTCGCCGGATTCCTTCGAGATGCTGCCGCGCGACTTCCGCGACGACGCGATCTCGGCGGACGCCGCGCCAACTCCGAGCACCAAGAAGTACAATGCCTGAGCAAACCCGCGAAGCCGTGAATGAAACCCGGGGCGGCGCTCAAGGGTTCACCGTTGATCAGAACAACGGCTTCTCGCGCACGGCTGGGGATCTTCCGGTAGGCGAGCATAACAACTCGCCGCTCCCGCCGACGAACGGCATCGGCGGGATGCAACTTCCTCTGGAGTCCGCGGCCGCGGGCATGGGCAACATGGGCACGCCGATGAAGGGCATGTCGGAGCCCCATCAAAGCGATGCCTGGTGCCTGAAGAAGGCCATGGATATCTATGTTAATTCGCGCGACTACATGGAAGCGAATATCACCCTCGGATGGGAACGAAATCTCTACCACTTCAGGAATGAGCATGGCCCCGCAACACCCTACGTCCGCGCAGATTGGCGTCGCGCAAGAACCTTCCGGCCGAAGACACGCGCAAACGTCAAAGCCCAGGAGGCCTCCCATGCAGCGGCGGCCTTCTCGACTGAAGACTACCTGCAGGTCAGTCCTGTCGACGCCACCGATGAGCGTCAAGTTATTTCTGCGTCAATCACAAAAAATTTGGTCCAACAACGCCTCGTTACTGCGCCTTGGAATTGGTTTCTGACCGCACAGGGTGCCTTTCAAGATACCAAGGTTTACGGCGTTTGCATCTCGCACCAGTATTGGCGCTTCGAGCAGGTCGAAGAGGTTGTGCCGGCTTATGACGATGACGGCATGCCGATCATGGGCAAGAACGATGAAGGCAAAGACTCGCCGATGGGGTACACGAAGTACAAGACGGTGGCCGACATGCCGGTCGTCGATATTGAGCCGCCCGAGTGCTTCCTCTTCGATCCGATGTGCGACTGGCGAAACCCGGCTCAGTCGAGTCCCTATCTCTGTTTGATGCGCGGCATGTACGCGCTTGATGTGCTGCAGTATATGCGGCGCAAGGATACGAAGACAGGGATGCCTATGTGGAGGCAGTATTCGCTGCAGCAGATCACCGCGACGCGCAAGGAGAATGTCGACAATCGCACTCGCCGGGCTCGCGAGGGCAGGAAGCGCATCGATCCGCAGATGAACCAGGCCTCCGCCGAGTATTCGATGGTATGGGCGCACCTCAACATCTGTCGCGAGAACGGTGTTGACGTCGCCTTTTGGACCCTCGGTACGAACTTGGTGCTTACGGATCCTGTGCCGCTCGTCGAGATGTATCCGCATCTATCGCCCGGCGAGAGGCCCTTTGTTGTTGGTTTTTCCGTCGTCGAGGCGCACCGGAACTACCCCGACGGCGACGTCGCGCAGTCGGCGCCTCTGCAGGAAGAGATCAACCAGATCGCGAACCAGCGACTCGATAACGTGCGTCTCGTGCTCAACAAGCGCTACTTCATCCGCCGCGGCTCGCAGATGGATCTCGATGCGTTGATGCGCAACATTCCCGGCGGCGGCGTGATGACGAACGATCCTGAGAAGGACGTCAACATAGTCAATACGCCCGACGTCACCGGCTCAAGCTATCAGGAGCAGGATCGCTTGACGCAGGACTTCGATGAGCTCGTGGGCGGTTTTGGCGCGCAGGCCGCGCAAGCGAGCGGTAAGCAGGTAGATCGCGCGGGTTCGCTCGACCAAATCCAGGGCGCCGCGGGCTCGGTGCAGGACTACTCGATCAAAATTTTCTTCTCGAGTTGGATGGAACCGGTGCTCCGACAGCTCGTGAAAATGGAGCAGAAATATGAAACTGACGAAACTCTTCTGGCTGTTGCGGCCAAACAGTCCCCTCTCTGGATCCGGTACGGCGAATCCACTGTGGACGACACCTACCTTCAGCAAGAACTCGTTACCGTGGTGGACGTTGGGATGGGCAATACCGACCCGGTCAAGAGAATCCAGAAGCTTGCGTTCGGTCTAGGCCAAGTGATGCAACTGCCTGACATGGGCCGGCGCATCAAATCGCGCGATGTCGCGAACGAGGTCATGGGCGCACTCGGCTATAAGAACGCCGATCGGTTCTTCATGAACGATCAGGAGCTCGTCGAGCACATGAAAGCACAGCAAGGAATACCGCCACCGCCTCCGCCGCCGGAAGTGCAGATGAAGACGATGGAACTCCAGCAGCGCAAGGACGAGGCCGATAAACGCGACCAGCGTGAACGCGAGATCGCCGCTAATGATATAGCCTTCCGCAAAGAGCAGCTCGCCTCGACGCACGATGTCGCGCACTCGAAACTCGCGGACAACGTTGGCATCCAGGCAGCCAAGAATCACACGATGCGTGATATCGCGGCAGCGAAGGAAGGTAACCGGCTTGCCGAGGTCAACATGCAGCGCGCCGATAAGGCTCGGCCCAAGCCACAACCAGCTAGCAAGCCGCCGGGCGGCAAAGGACCACCTAAATGATGATCGACACTAGGCGGGTTGGAGCTTGGCTTGCGCGCGCGTTTTGGTATGCCGCCACTGTTGCCGCGCTCATCCTTGCATTCGTTTTCGTCATGAACGCAAATGCCTTTCAGCAAGCGCAGGTCGAGATCGGCGTTTATCAGGCGAAAGCTATCGGGGCGCTGGCGGAACTTTTGAAAGGGCACAGCACTTGATCCGCATTGCAGCGTGCCTCTTGTTGATCGCGCTGCCAGGATTCCATGGCACACATGTGCCGGGCGTGAGGTACTCGGATTGGATGTTCTACGACGATGAGAACATGCCTGACGAGACGCACGTCACACACGATATTTGATGAGAGGAGTAGAAAGCCGCCATGAGCCTTAAATTCGGATCAATCGATGCGCAAGCAGTCTGCGGTGTCTGTCAAGTCACCGTCATAACTACGGCAACCGGCACAGTGGTTGTGGCTGGCAACATAGCTACGGGCCCTGGCGTTGGCACGCAGGGCGGCAATGTGGTCTCATATTACGGCTGCAATGTCATTTCCGTCGGGGGTAACAGCGTGTCGGTGTACCTCGTCAACGGCACGAGCACTCAGCTGGTCGGCATAGGAACAGCGACCGCGCTCGGGCTAACCGCCGCACCAGGGCCTGCGGGCTTTGGTGTAGCAGGCTCCGGAGCTCTCGTCGCAGTGCTCGGCACCGGCTCGGGCCAGTTGAACATCCTTTTCCAGTAGGAGCGCGCAATGCCTGATTCCAGCGGTTGGGGCGGACGAGTCCGCGAACAGAAGATCATGGATACCGTCGATGCGATGGCGGGTAGTGGCAAAGGGCATCCTGCTGCAGTGCCCACGCCGCCGGCGACTGGCCCAAAGACACATCCCGCAGCCTCGAGCTACGCGCCCGCCGCTGGCGAACCGGCTCCCGGACCGCACGTCTACGGCTCTCCGATCGAGGGCAATGGACCCAGCCAATGAAAGGCACCGACGACCTGATCAAAGGCACGGGCGACGCATGAGTTTGACACCGCGCCAGATCGCGCCAGGAGAGACAGCTAGCTTTCCGTTGCCTGTGGCAGGACAACCTGGTGCGCAATACCAGCGGAACGCTAAGATGCATCCAGCCGCGATCGAGGCATCTTCGCGCACGAATCCAGCGAACGCGGGGCGCCCGCAACTGGCAGGTAAGCGATGAAAGGCCCGATGAGCTTGGGAAAGCCTCCGGGCATGAAAGCCTCGGGGCACATCGCTTCGCCGAAACCGCCTAAAGTTCATCCGGCCGCGCAGCAGGCGCGCATCCGGTTACCTGAGGGCGAACAGACTCCGAGCGATCCGGCTCCGTTTTTACCGACAGTAGGGAAGGTGTAACGTGCCAAGTGTTTCAAGAGCGCAACAGGCAGCCATGCACGCCGCGGCGGCGGGCAATTCGACGATTGGAATTCCTCAATCGGTCGGCGAGGATTTCTCAGCAGCGGACCACGCGCGGGGACCGGCGAAGTTGCCGGAGCGAGTGAAGTCTCATCCGGCTTCGCACAAGTCGGAGCGTTTTAAAAGCTACAAGAGCCGATTCAACTTCAAGGAGAAATAGATGGATATCCAGGAGATCGAGACCAAACTGCATGTCGAAGCGGTAGTTGCCGCGTTCAATCGCGCCGAGGATCTGAAGACCAAGCTTGAGAACCTCGTTAAGCTCGATGTTGAGAAAGCGAAAGCCGACCTGCAGACAGGCATCGCGTACTTTGAAGGCGAAGTCAAGCGGCTCGAAGGATTGATTCATCCGGCGGTGCTGCCATTGGTGCAGGCCGGGGTGCCGGCCGATCAAGCGATCAATTTCGCCAAACAAGGAGTAACTGTCGAGCAGCTCGTGGCACAAGGCGGCCCGTCCAATCAGGCGCAGCAGGCTGCGAAACTGATCGTTAACTAGGAGGATCGATGAAGAGTCATTTTCTCGGCGGTGGCCCTAAGGGCAAACATGGATTTCCGATCGGCGACAAGAAGCACGCGCGCTTGGCCATAGGCGGCGCGACGCGTAGCTACAACGCTGGGAATATCTCCAAGTCGAAAGAAGAGAGCATTCAGTCCGCGGCAAGGCACAAGTTGCATCCAGCGGCGCGATAACGAAAAGGGACCTACCGAATGGCGGTCAATGTAGAAGAGATCGACTTCGTCGACGAGAAAGAGCGCGAACTGTTCGCCGCGGTAATGCTCGGCGATGACCTCAGAGAATTCCTACGCGCAACGCCCGTTGGGCAGTACCTGCACCATCGCGCGAAACTCACCATCCAGCAAGCCGAAATTGACGCACTCAAAGTCAACCCCGACGGCTTGCGCGGGTGGCTCTATGCTCGGAGGAAGCTCCGGGAGATTCGTGCACGGGCAGATGCCGCGCGCATGCTCATCGGGTGGTTTGGCGACGCCCTTGCCGATGCGAATAATGCTGAAGTCGCGTTGAAGGAGTATCGAAACCCCTAGAGGAGTACTAATCGTGCCTATCGAAACCGGCGGCGAATCCACTTCACAGAATGACGGCAGCGCAGTTGCAAATGCTGCAGGAGCGCGCAAGATCCCCGCGAAGGCTCCCGGCCCAGATCCATTCGTTCAGTCGCGAGACCAGATGCTCGCGGACATCGACGCAAGAATCGTCGAGCAGAGAACCCGAGAGGACCAGGAGTTTCTTGAGAGCGCGGATCCACGCGCAGCTCTCTTGCATCAGCAGATGCAGGATGAGGCCGCCGGTCGAGAGACCAGCGCTGAGCGCCGCCGAGCGGGCCAGCAGGAGCGGCAAGAGCATCGGGCTGCTGAACGGCAGGCCATGGATGAAGCGATTCAGGTCGCCGATCAAGCAACTAAGATCGACGACCGAGGGGCCGACCCGCTGGCGGACTACATTGTCCGGCGAGACGGGAAGCCGATGTTCAGAGCCGTTGTTGACGGCCGCACCGTCGAGGTGCCACTCGAGGAAGCTCGAGCGAACATTCAGAAGAACATTGCCGCGGATCGCCGCTTACAGGAAGCAGCGAACCGTCGTCGAGAGCTAGATGCTCGCGAGGCCGCGCTTCAGAAGCGTGAGCAAGCGCGGATTCAAGCTGCTCCGGTGGACACACTGGACCTCGATGCGGAAGCTGCGGATTTGGTTAAGGTGCTGGTATCAGCACCGGAAGATGTGGCCGCTAGGCGAATGGCGATGACGTTGAAGAAGATTCGGCAAGCTTCGGCCCCGATTGACACAAACGCCATCGTATCGCAGGCAGCGGATGTAGCAGTCCGGACGATTGCAGTCAGGGATGACGTCCAAGCGAAAGCTGTTGGATTCAAGAAATTCCAGCAGGATTACGCCGACGTTGCGAATGACCCCGTTCTGTACGCGATTGCCGATAATCGAAGTGACGTGATCTTCGCGGAGCATTCCGATTGGACGCCCGAGCAGATCATGCTGGAGGCGGGCAGGCAGACCCGCGAGTGGCTTGAGCAGAAGACCGGCAAGAAGCTGGTTATTCCGAGCACGGGCCGCACGCAGGAAGAAGCTAGCCGCAAACGGCAGGAAACGAAACAGCAATTACGGCCGATGCCGGTGTCGCGTACAGTGATTCCGGCCGCCCAAGTCGATGACGGAGCCGACGATTCGCCGCAAAGCGCATTGGCGGACATCCGCAATAGCCGAGGGCAGGCGTACTAGACGGAGGAAGTAACAATGTCAGGCCAACTTTGGAGCACGAACGCAGTCGGCGGATACATGTGGTCGCCGAACCTCAGCCGCAAACTGCGCACCGCGCTGCAGCCGATGGTTCGCTATCGGCAGTTCTGCGATGCGAAGGAAGCTTTCGGCTTGGGAATCGGTCAGATTTTCAACTGGAACATCTATAGCGACGTGGCGACGGCCGGCGGAGCACTGGTTGAGAACCAGGTCATGCCCGAGACCAACTTCACGATCACGCAGAACTCGCTGACCATTACCGAGTACGGCAACAGCGTCCCATTCACCAAGAAGCTCGATGATCTTTCGGAGCATCCGGTCACCGAGATCATTCACAAAGTGCTGAAGAATGATGCTCGTAAGGTGCTTGACACGGCAGCCTACAACCAGTTCAACCTGACCCCGATCCGCATTCAGTCGACCAGCTCCACGAGCTATACGCTGACCACGAACGGGACGGTCGCTGGCACGGCGTCCACCGCGCTCTACACCTCGCACGTGAAGGCGATTGCGGACTACATGGCGGAGGCCAACATCCCGGCATTCGACGGGGTCAATTACCTCTCCGTGTTCCGTCCGACTGCTCTTCGCAACATGAAGAACAACCTTGAGGGAATCCACCAGTACACCCCGGAAGGCTGGCACGTGATCATGAACGGTGAGAAGGGCCGCTACGAAGGCGTCCGTTTCATCGAGCAGACCAATATCGCGAGTCAGGGCTGGGCGAACACAGACCGCGGCTTCTTCTTCGGATCCGACACGGTTTGCGAAGCTTTCGCAATCCCCGAGGAAATCCGCGGAAAGATCCCGACGGACTACGGACGTTCGCGAGGCATCGCTTGGTACTCTGAACTCGGCTTCGGAATCGCGCACACGGAAATCCCGGGTACGCGCATCCTGTGCTGGGACAGCGTGGCTTAAGGCGCGGGCAACTGAACGGAGGTAAATGACAATGAGCAAGACCAGTGACCAGAGCCCGAGCAAGAAAATGCGCAAGAGCCACGGCGGGCGCAAGTCCGACGTGACCAATCGGCCGGAGGAAACTCCGGCCGACGGGCTGGCTCTCAATGCCAAGCAGGGCATCAAGCAGATCCACTCGGCGGGCGACCCGGTGGCGCACAACAAGTCGCACGGGACCGGAGAAGCGGGCTTGGCCCGAATCCTCGAGCCTGCCAAGAATGCGGATGAGTTCGGCAAGGGCACCGTGGGGAAACCCGAGGAGCTCGATGCGATCCGCGACGATGGCGATCAGGGTGACATGGGTGAAGAGACGCTGCTTTACGGCGGCGGGTACTTTGAGAAGGAAAAGCCAGGGTTGGAGGACGGTGTCTCTCTGCGAGAGAGTATGGACGCGGATGCGACCGAGCCGAACTACAACTACGACATCGACCCTCTCACGGGCTCTGCCCCAGAACGGAAGATCGGGCGAACCAATAACTACGAAGTTAGCGGCAAGCGCGGCAACAGGTTCCTGATCGGCGAGATGTAATCGGCACATACCGGCGGTTGGCCAGTTAGTAGCGCCCGAGGTCTTCGGTCTACGCGAAACCTGGTTGTCCGCCGGGTGCTTTGGAGGTGACCATGGCAATGCGAGTACCTGCCACCGATTACGAATGGGGCCGTGCCCCGGCGGGCGTTACCGAAGATGAGTTCGACAGCCGCAAGGATCTCCTCGAAGGGATCAATGGCCGCGATCGAATGAATACCCATTTCGAGAATACTGAGCGCCTGCAAGTGCTGGCTCCGCGCGGAGACGCACGAGGGCGCCCAATGCCGCGCGATGCGCGCTTTGCATCCGCCGACAACCATGGCGAGTGGGGAACTGATAAATTCCACCCTCAGATCGAATGCGGCATGGATGGGCCCAATTCAACACACAGCTACCACGGCGCGGGATTGCCCACCCGGCACGACCTATCCTACCCGGCCAATCGCGATCATTGCGGTGCGCCGGCGGCGCTTATGGACGAGGACGGCTTGCCTTGCATCGCGCCCTCGCTGCATCCCACCGGAGCGAATCCGAAGGCAGATGGAATCGACGGAGACAATTAGAGGAGAAGCAAATGCCGACGTTGAAAGAACTCAAGAACATGCTGAAAGCTGCAGAGTCCGCAGTCGAAGCGGAAGTCGAATCGCTGTTCGAAGAGCAGGATAAAGTCGAAGCTCCTAAAGCGGCCGTCAAGACCGAAGCTGCGCCTGATCCGGCCCCAGTCAGTGCCGAACCCGTGTTCGAAGGCAACAAGCCCTACGGCCTTGTAGACGGGATCCCCGGCGTCAAGTATCAACAGGGCGGCGCATACTTCAACAACGTACGCAAATTCGTTCGGAAGGAGTAGCCAATGGGCACTCTGAAATTGAATCGCGGCAATGCTCCCAAAGAGTCAGCCGTAGAGGAAGCCGTGGACGAAACTCCGCGCTTCGATCCTGAGGCCAACACGGGTGAAGTGGGAGGCATCGAGGGTGTGCGCTATGTGCAGGGCCCTGGCCATCTCTTCAACGCGCACAGAGCTTATGTGCGTACCGATCCATCCTTCAAGATGGAACCACTTACCGATGAGCAGGAGCGCAACCGGCGCAAGCAATCCCTCTCCAACAAGCGATTCTTCGCCTCAGCCAATCCCAAGATCCGCGAGGCCGGACTGCCGCAGCAAGTGATTGACGCAGAAAAGGAGAACGCGCGCGCTCGAGCTGCCGAAGCTTTCGCCGCGTAACACATGGCCCTGACTGTAGTCCAACCGCGAAGTTTCCTGACCCTCGTCAATGATCTGTGGCGAGAAGTCGGCGCGGCCGGCTCTGGCATCGTAACCACGGTCAATCAAACTGGCGAAGCACTGCGCCTCGTTAATTGGGTGCACGATGCTGAGCTCGATATCCAGAACCTCTGGGTCGACTGGAAATGGTTGCGCAAAACGATCTCAGTTTATACTCCTTCCGGGACGAACACCGGCATCGTCACGACTTCAGGTGGAAGCATCAGCGCGCAGCCTACAGATCTTGCCGAGTGGGACTACAAAACTTTCATGATCCTGCCGCAAGGCTCGACATACTACGTCCCTCTGCGAGTGAAGGAATGGCAGGAAGTGCGCCACGAGGTCTTCGATACGACCGATCAAGCGCAGCCCTCTCGCGTCATCGTTATGCCAGACAACACGCTCAGATGGGATCTAACCCCCGATCAGTCGTATTCTATTCAAGTCGAATATCGCTCACAGCCCTACGATCTCAAAGCTGATGCCGATGTCTCAAACATCCCGGCGCGCTTCGCTAACCGATTGATCGTTGAGTTCGCGCGCATGAAATACGGTTGGTTCGAAAATGCTCAGGAGCAGATCGGGCTTTCGCAGCTTCTCATCATGGGGGGCTCCAACGACTCCGGCATCCTCACTATCCAAAGCCTCTTATCGCAGCTCGAGAATGATCAGTTGCCGAATCGCAAGAACTCGCGCTTGCAGCAGGGCAACAATATCACGATCGGCGCGGGCTACGGCTCCGATGGAGACTGGGGAAGCTTCTTCGACGGCGGATACTAAATGGGCGGCACCTCGGTCAGCAAGGGCGTCAATCCGATCCTCACGGCGATCCCTGGGCTTGCGGGCACGTACACAAACCCCACCATGACGCTCAACGCCGGGGGTCAGATCACCCAAATATCCAACGGCACGAGCGGCACTGGCGGTTCAAGTGGCGTCTCTCAGCTTGAAGCTGGCACTGGAATTTCTCTGTCCCCGGCAAGTGGTACCGGAACCGTAACTATTACAGCAACCAACACAAATACCGGCTCGGTCACGAGTATTTCGATCGTCGACAATTCTACAGCCCCGATCTATGCGGCTTCTGGTGTGCCGATCTCGACAGCGGGCACGATGACATTGACGCTTGGAACTCAGACTGCAAATACTTTTCTTGCAGGGCCTACATCCGGAACTAACGCCCAACCGAAATTCAGGCCAATAAACGCCGCCGATCTATTTCCCGGTGCAAGTTCTTCAAGCACGACATTTGTGCAAACCGGCGGTTTGTCGCAGACATACACAATTCCTCCTAGCGCGAATTTCATAGAAGTGGTTTGCATCGGAGGAGGCGGAGGCGGCGGTTCTGGCGGCCTAGTTGCCAGCGGAGCGAATACCGGAGGCGGCGGCGGCGGGGGCGCTGGAGGGGGAGTGTCAGTAGTTATATTTCGCGCATCCGATTTACGCGCGCTTGGAACGACTGTCACGATCACATTTGGCACAACGACTGGCGTTGGGGGTACCGCAATAACTGGGGCTGCAGCTAATGGAGCTCCAGGCAATCAAGGATCCAGTGTTACTTTCGGTGGGCTAATATGGGCGTATGGCGGATCTCCTGGATTAGGTGGCGGAGACGGGACCGGAAGCGGCGGCGGCGGAAGTAATTCTTCCGGAATTGGAAACGTCGGCCAAGGCACCGCAGGCGGCAATGGGGGCGCCGGTGGCGCCGCTGCAGCAGGGGCAGCGTTAGCAACCGGGGCTGGTTACATTGCGACAGCATACGGGCCCACAGGAGGTGGTGGCGGCAGTGGCATGACCACGACGCCCGCCCCTACGGCAGCTGCTGCTGGCGGGTCAGCAGGCAGCACTCCGCTTATATCTCTTGTAGGAGGACCCGCAGGAACTTCTGGTTCCGCAGGAACTCAAGGTTCCAGCAGCCTAGGACCGGCTCCCGCATCGGGCGGTGGCGGCGGCGCGGGCTCAACATCGGCGCAAGGAGGGGCCGGTGCTCCTGGTGGAGACTACGGCGGCGGCGGGGGCGGCGGCGCAGCCGGTCTCACTACTCATGGTAGCGGCGCTGGCGGACGCGGCGGCTACGCAGCTTGCATAGTGGCCGCATGGTAAAATAGCAATATGCGCAAACCAGCCAAGCCAGTCACTCAAACCAAGTACTACCCTTTCAATGGAGGCATCGATGTCGTCACGCCCGCCCTATCAGTTGACCCTGGATTTGCCCTCGCGTTGGTCAACTATGAACCCTGGTACAACGGTGGCTATCGGCGTGTTGACGGATTCGAGCGATTCAATGGGGCAGCGAAGCCCAGCGCTGCCGTCTCCGTCGGCGCCCCAGTTTCATCCCTCTCTGGATTTGTCATTGGAACGAATACGACGCAAGGCACAGGAGTCTCTTCTGGAGCTATTGGAAACTTCGTCATTGGCCTCACGGTCAGCGGCACCAGTTGGGTCGGGATCACAAATATCACTGGCACTTTCACCAACGCTGAAGGAGTGCTCTTCGGAACTAGTACGAGCACTGGAACTTTCCTAACCATGCCCTCGGTAGGATTTGGCCCCGCAGGGACCAACACTACAACGTTTCTCTACACGAGCGACATGCTCGCGGCTGCGCAGAGCTATTACCGAGCGCAGATAGCTGCGTTGCCTGGCACAGGGAATGTGCTAGGCGCATGGCAGAACGGCGCGAACAACTATGCGTGGCGCGGCACCGGCACAGGAACGAGCGCCAAAGCAGTGATGTACTTGTCGACTAGCACCAACGGCTGGGGTACTGGCGGCATTACATACTGCACTACGCTCTACTACAACGGCTTGGTGACGACGAGCGGCACTTTCACTGGCAGTGTCGACACTAATGGCGTGGCGGTGATCACCGGGATAAGCGTTGGAGCGCTTACCAGCAACATGACAATCAGCGATCCGACCGGATACCTGCCTACTGGGGACACTGTGGTGTCTCAATTATCAGGGACGACCGGCACCGTCGGAACGTATCAGCTATCTGCAGCACCGGCTGCGGCGATGCCAGCAGGCAGCATCCTGTACGGCTTCAATGCCGGTATCAATATCCCGACGAACGGACAAATCGTCGTAGGAGTTAGCTCGCTCGCCACTGCAACTATCTACGCCGCTGTCCCGCAAGACATCACAGTTGGGTATCTTGCGCTGACGGGCGTCGTTGGCACTTTCACCAACGGTGAGAATCTGAGCATCAACAACCAAATTTTCGCTGCGGCGTCTAGCGGACCGACGGTCTTCAATTTTGGCACCGGCACAAATGTGTTCAAGAGCTTCTACCGCTTCATGAACAAGAACTTCTTTGCCTCTTCGAGCACCTACAACACCTATGGCGTGAACAATCTGACTGCCGCTTTCCAAATCGATCAGAATAATGTCGTCATGCCGATTCTCTTACCGCAGACGGCTCTCACAAATCAGCCTGCGGCGAACACGCCATTCTTCTTGGCGGAATACCAGAATTTTCTCTGGCTCGCCTTCCCCGGCGGGATAGTGCAACAGTCGGTGCAAGGAGTGCCTTACCAGTTCGACGGCTTTTTAGGCGCAGCCGAGTTCGGCGTGGGCGCCGAGATCACCGGCATGTACTCGATCGTGGGCCCAGCTCTCGCAATCATGACCACCAAGGACTCATGGACGATCAACGGCACGAGCGATGCGAGCTTCACTCTTACGAAGGCGGCTGAGAAAGTCGGTGCAGTCAAGTACGCTGCCCAAGGGCTGGACACTGTCTATGCGCTCAATGAGCTTGGCATCACATCGCTCTCGCGCACGCAGAGCTACGGCAACTTCGTCGGTGCTACGATCTCGCAACTGATCCAGACTATCGTCGCTGCGCTCCGGCCTAATTTCGCGGACTCGACCATTGTGCGGGCCACCAACGAAGCCCGCTTCTATTTCACCGACGGAAGCGTGCTCATCATGTACGTCCCCGGATTGGGCCAGCAGAATAAAGCCTGGTCGGCTGTCGAGAGCGGAGTCACTGCGCAATTCGGGTATGCGACCTATCCCAACCCGATCTACAATATCTCCAATTCAGAGGATCAAAATGGCAACGAAGTGTCGTATTTCGGATCCTCAAACGGCGACGGATTTGTTTACCAGGATCGAAGCGGCACGTCGTGGGACGGTGCTCAAATCACCTCATACGTGCGACTCGCTTTCAACAATGTCGGGTCGCCTGCGACGAGGAAGTACTTCCGCCGCGCGGACCTCGAACTCAACGCTCCATCTCAGATCGCGCTGAAATTCGACTGGGACCTGTCCTACTCTAATGCTGAAAGCTCCAGCGCCGTGTACGGTGTCACAGCTAGCCAAATTCAAGCTGTGAATGTCTTCGGGGGCGGCGGATACTGGGATAGCGTTAACTGGAATAATTTCGATTGGGACGGCCAAGTCATCTCAAGCGCTCGAGCATCTCTCAACGGTACGGGCGAGAACATCAGCTTCTTAATCTTCCATCAAGCAATCGTCGACGCGCCGTTCATCTTACAAGGCCTTGTGCTCCATTTCGACCCACGAAGGTACCAACGATGAGCAACCCGTACTATACATACTCTGGCTCCCTGATTCCGGGCATGCTCGCTCGCGCGGAAGCTGTTGCCTCCGAATTGCAAGGCATACAAGCCGGCTTCGCGGATCTGGCTATCTCGGGCGTGGACTCCGGCACAGGGTCCGCGTACGTCGTGACAACTCCCGCCGGGCAGCCCAGCGTAACCCTTGTAGACGGGGATATGGTCTCCTTCAAAGCGGGTAACACCAATCCCGGCGCGGCGACTTTGAAAGTCAACAATCTGCCAGCAGCCAGCGTACTGCGGCTCAACGGCACTCCTTTGCAGCTCGGGGATATCTCTGCGAATTCGTGGTACACCCTTGTTTATAACTCCAGCTTCTCGGCATGGACTCTCTACGTGCCGCCTGCGACGGTCACCTTCGGAGGCACTATCTCCTCCGCCGCCCCGGTGCACAAAGTCGGATTGGTTGCGGCTGCCGGCACCGCGACTTCCGCTGCGCCCATCGACGTCACGTTCGCCATCGATCAGACAATCGTGCCGTCATGGACCGGGGTGCACACATTCTCCGCCGGCATTGTCGCGGCAGGAACGGCGACATCGACATTCAACTCGATCGTGGTCACGGGCAACATCACGCTCGGATCCTCGATATCGGTCTCAGGCACATCGACATTTGGTTCAATCAATGTCAGCGGCACATCGACATTTGGGCTGCTTGATGCGACGACACTAAGTGTCAACGGTACGGCGACACTGGGCGCGCTTACTGTCAGTGGGCTCACGACGCTGACTGGCGGCGCTACAGCGCTCGGCACCTCAACATTCGCTGCAGTGGTTATCAATGGCACATCCGCCGCTGGCGTCGGCATACTGCAAGTTAGGGGAGCTTCGACTTTCTCGGGGCCTCCCAATAATCTAGCGCTCACCATGACGGGGACAGGATTTGCGGGGTACGCGATAAAAATATCCGGGACTTCCACGCTCACCAGCGGTGAGATGGTCATATACCAAGACGCAGGATACAATGGATTTGTCGGCATCAACAGCGATGCCATCTTGCACTTGCAGGTCAAAGGCCTAGACTTCATAACAGTCAATGCTGCGAACGGCGTGCAGATCAGCGGCGCCAATATGGAAACGAGCAGCTCGGCTCTTTCCGTCGGAGGCACCTTCACCGGGGTACTGCTATACGGCGCAGCCTCTTTTGTCGCAGGAACCGGGTACGCTTACGGTCTAGCGGCTTTCCCCTCATCCGCGAACAGCAGCTTCGCCATAGACTTCGAGACCACAGGAACTGCCACACCGGGCTCCTCGTCTACTCAAGGCTGGGGGCATTTCGGTACCGGCTATTATGGAACTGGTACCGCCGGAGCGCTCACTTTGACCAACAAGCCCGGAACGAGCACCACGAGCGCGCAATGGCTGGCCGTGTCGTTGAATGGCAGCCTTTACTGGATGCCTGCGATACCTCACTAAATGGACTTATCGAACTTTACATTTCAAGCTCTTAGGGGTATGCAGTCATCTGCGAAACGAGGTAACCAATGGCCGCCGCTTCAACAAACAACCTAAACCCGCCGCCGAGTAGCGGCGCGTTGCCACAGCCGGCCCCGGTCAGCATCGGGGTCAGTTCTCCAGCAACCGGGCTGCTTTCGCAAGGCTCCTCGGCAGCCTCGCCTACCGTGGGCAATAAAACGCAGACTCCGCCGCCTGCGCTTGGAAGCGGACTTACTCCTGAATCAGCAACGAATTTCAACACGCCACCGGGCACTGTTTCACCAGCCTCTGTCTCGACGTATACCGCGGCAATGGGCAATGTGGGCTCCTCGACGGCGAGCCAGATCGAAGCGCTCTCTACCGGATCGGCCACTGACTTCAACGCTGCCTCTCTTGGCGGCGGCCAGGATTCAACCAATGCAGCAACGCAACTCAACAATATCACCTCCTCGAACTCTCCCGCGATGCAGCTTGCCGCTCAGCAGGGATACCTCTCGGCTGCTGGTAGAGGTCTTGGCAACTCAAGCCTTGCTTCGGGAGCGAGCGAGGCGGCTCTCGTCGCAGGCGCAACGCCCTTAGCACAACAGAATGCTCAAGAAGCGGAAGCAGCGAAAGCGCAGAATGCGCAACTCAATACTCAAGCGAGTGAGTTCAACTCGGCGCAAAAGACTGCGGCGCAGGAGCAGCAGGCTTCGCTCAACACTCAGAACAGCCAGTTCAATGTATCGACTCAGGCCGCGATGGCCCAGTTCAATGCGCAGAACGTAACTACCGCAAACGCAACCACTGCGAACGCGCAGAACTCGATGAAGCAGCTCGCCCAGCAGTTGACCACTCAATTGAAAAATACATATACGAGCGGCCAGCAGGCGCAGGCTCTCGCGAACGTACAGGGGCAATGGAGCTCGCTTATATCCTCGAACTCGGCAGCGGCGAGCCTTTACGGCCAGATGCTATCGAGTATTGGCTCGATGATGAACAACCAGAATCTAACTCCGGAACAGGCATCCGCCGGCATAACCGCGATGATCACGCAGATGAACTCGGCGCTTACTGTGATGAACGAGATTCAGGGAGGTACCAATATTGCGGGCGGCGTGACGCCCTCAGGCCCTAATGCCACTGGTGGCGCAGGCGGCCAAAATACAGTATTCCCGACCGGGCCCTACACGCCCAATCAGAGACCGACATTCGCACCATAGGGAGCCTTGATTGAAGATCAGGGGAATGCAGAGAGCCGACGAACCGTTCATTCGGGGCGCCGGGGAAGCGTTGGCAGCCGAACTATATCCGGAACTCATTCCGGACATGGGCAAGGAAGTAGAGCTGCTCCGGCGAGCAGAATACGCTAGGGTGATTGGAGAAGTGGGAAGGCCACACTCTGCGTTGATCGCATTGGCGAGCAACAATGTATGGGCGACCAAGAGACATGCAGCGGTCGTCCTCTGGTACGGCGAGAAGTCGGGCGGCGTGAGATTGCTCTGGGACTTCAAGCGTTGGACGCAAGAGCAGAATTTACTGGTGGCTGCGGTGACGGACGACCACGACATGGCAACGAACGCGAGAGCAATTTTGAGAGCAATAGGTTTCGAGCAGCGCGGAGGGGCTTTCATGTACTTTCCGCGCGGCTCCAAGAGGTGACCACATGGGTTGGCTATCGATAGTTATCGGAGTGGTGGCGGTTGTCGGCGCGGTTTTCACCGGCGGATCGACACTCGCACTTCTTGCGGGCGGCCTAGCTCTCGCATCCGCAGTGGCGCAGCAAGGATGGCTAGGTGGAGGATTGAAGAATTTCTTCAACTCAAGTATCGGCAAAGATCTCACTTTGGCCGCGAGTGTCGCCTCCATCGGCTCTTCGATCGCAAATGTCGCAACCAGCGCTTCAAGTACGGCTGCCACAGCAGACCAAACCGCTGCCAGTGCCGCGGCAAGTTCAGGTGCGAATGGGGGACTCAACGCGGCCGGTTTGCCGAATGATGTCGCGGCGCCCGCTGCCGACGCTTCAAGTGTGGCGCAAACGGGGGCTGCTGCAACCGGCGCGGCAAATAGCGCGGCGCAGACGCCAAGCCAATTCTTGAATAGCGTGCTAGACCCGACGAACAGTGTGGGCTCGTTCGCTGGTGCTCAAGCCAATGATGCAACACTCGCTCCAGGACTCTCGAGCGCTCAAGATGTGCAACAAGCCAATGCGGCATCGTCCGCATCCAACACGACTGCGGCCACCACAGAAGGCAATACGCAGCAGGCTGCGGGAGCGGCTGCCGGGAATGCGCCGACGCCAGGGACTCCGACCGCTCAAGCGGGGGCTGCAGCAAATGGTGGAACTCCTGGAGCAGCCAACGCCGCGCCGGGGTCAGAGCCGGGGGCCTATCCCGGAGAAGCGACCAACCCGAGCATGCTGTCACAAGCCGGAAGCTTCTTGAAGCAGAATCCGAGCGCGGCGCTGATTGGTGGTCAGGCGCTCTCCGGACTCGCGCAGGGCGCCATGGGCCAGAAGTCGATGCAGGAGCAGATTGCTGCGGAACAGTGGGCCAGCCAACGATGGGCCAATCCGCAGCTTGCTGCTCAATTTGAGACAGCAGCGGACCAACCGGTCAATGTGCCCGGTGGATATTTGCAGCGCGCGGCGGCCGTGCGCAGCATGGTCTCTGGCGCCGGCGGCACTGCGCAACCGGGCTCGCAGCCCTCGTCTGCTGCGCCGGCGTCGACAGTCGCCCCGGTCGGAATGGGGCCGTCGCCCAATGGCGGATCGGTGCCAGTGCTCGGAATGAATGCAACTCCACGCGGCGGGGTAATTTAAAATGGCTTTCCTCGACAAGGCAAAAGAGCACAGCAAGAAGAAAAAGCACCCGGCTGCGGAAGCTCCGCCGTCAGCCGACGAAGAGAGCCAAAGCGATGAGAGCGCAGCTCCCGAGGGCGGTGGCGCTCAAGATAGCGAGAGCGAGCCCCCAAGCCAAGGTGGCACTGCTGCAGGAGCCGGCGCTGGCGGAACTCCGGATGCCCCACAGGCAGGCGGCAATCAGCCCACGGGTTCCGCTGAGGATCAAGGCAGCGACGAGGACTCCGATTCCGATCAGGACCAAGATGGCAGCGGCGGGCCACAAGGCGGTGACGACAGCGACAGCGGCGGGCAAGATGGCTCTCCCGGGGGTGGATCGGATGACAGTACTTCTCAGGCGCTCGGCGGTCAAGATCCCGGAGATCCATCTCCCGCACAAGCGCAGGGCGCCGCAGCGGCAGCGGGCGGAAGTTTGCAAGAGTTCAAAGATGCGGTAGGCCCGGATGGAGAGCCGGACTTCTCCAAGATCCCATTGCCGCCAGCATTATCCGCGGAGCTTGACAAAGCCAAGGATGCTCTCAATCAGGCGCTCTATCAGAATGAGAAAGTCGCGCGTGCGGTAATTCAAGCCGTGGTCCCTGGGCAGCAATTGCCTGCGGCCGCTGCGCACATGACGCTGGTCATTGTCTCATCCATCAACAAGAAGTTACTGTTCTCGAAGAACGCACCACAATTAGTGCTGCCTATTGTGCAGTTAACGCTCAATCACATACTAGATATGGTGGAGCAGGTCCGTAAAGCTCAAATCCCTGACAACCAGGCAGTCGGAGCGCTCGGGCTGGCCCAAGAAGGAGTGATGCGGATGTTCGGCGTGTCGAAGCAGCAAGTCGCGAATCTGAAATCGCATTTGCCGCCCTCGATGGTTTCGAAGTATCAAGCGCACTACAAGAATGCGCATGCATATGCGACGCAAGGGCAGCAGGGTAGTGCACAGGGCGCATCAGGAGGCCCACCGGGCGGCGCGGCTCCTCAAGGCCCAGCCGGGGGACCAGAAGGAGCGTCTCAAGGTTCCACTCCGTCTCAGGCCCCCGGCGGCGCAGCACCGCCCAGTGGAGGCGGCATGGTATCGCAGGGCGCTCAAGCTGCGCAAGGTGGCGCTGAGCCGAGCGGCCCAAGCCAGGAAGAGCAGGAGGAACAAGAATGAGCTTCATGAGCGGCATGGGCGCCCTGAAGGGCTTGGGCGAGGGAGTAACTGAAGCCGGCGAGGTTGGCGTCAAGCGCCAGCAGATGGAGCGCCAGAATCAGATGGAGACGAATCGGCAGGTCATGCTCCAGAAAATGTCGCAGGAATTCCAGTCTGGCGAAGCCGCAAAAGGCCGATCCTTCCAAGCAGAGCAGACGCAACGCGAGATCACTGGACGCTCGAACGTTGCGCACTTTGAGCAAGAGCAGCAGAACCTTCGCGCGGGGCAAGAACGACAGAGCAAAGAGAAGGTGGCTGGGCAGCACGAAGAAGCGGCGACCGAGCGCGCCGGCATCATGGCCTCGAGCCGGTTGGGTTCCGCAGCGATCCGCACGGGACAGGGCACCAAGGATAAGCCGGACTTCACCATTTCGCACATCGCTGTCACGCCGAAGGACGCCAACGGAAAGCCCGTGCTCGGCGCGGCACCTGAAACGCATCTCGTTGCTGTACACAAGAGTGGACAGCAGTACATGCAGGTCGGAGGCACCGTAGACCCGCAAACCGGAATGCCGGTAGGCGGCAAAATGGTGCTCTTCGATGCCCAACGCAATCAGCCCATGGATCTTGCAACACGACCTCGACCGAACGCCGGCGCCGTGTCGGATCTCATTCAAAACCCGAATGAGGACCACGCAATGGCGTTTCAACAGCGGTACGGCTATCTTCCGTCTGAGTACTTCGGCGCCGCGCACCAACAGGCCCAGCAGAGTCAGCAGAGTTCGGCGAGCGCCTCCGCGAAATTCCCAGTGTTCAACTACTTCGGAAAAGGTGCGCAAGTTACCCACTCGATCCCGGTGGGTGGGAGTCCCGGCGGGAATCAAGGAGAGGGCTCGGGGCCCAGCGGCGGCAGCGGCGAAGAGCCGAACGAGAATGAGAGCGCTGATATGGAAGCGGCCGAGGGCGGCCCGACACCGTAGCGGGGCCGCGGCTTTAAGCCGTCGTCCTAGGAGTTGAAGAATGGCAGATCAAAGCACAGGCAATGCATGGCTCGACTCGTTCGGCCCAGACACCCCGCCACCAGGACAGCCATCCAATCCGCCATCCGCAAGCAGCCAATCGGCGCCGCCCAATCTTCCTCCGGGAGCGCACGACGTCGAAGAGGTTCCAACCGGGAACCAGGCGCAAGTTGATCGCTGGAAGAAGACCGGCAAAGGCCCAGACGGCAAACCCCATCCGGCTATGGTGCTCGATACACAGGCGCCGACCACCGGCAACTCGTGGCTTGATCAATTCGGCGCCGAATCTCCTCCAGAGCCGCCTCCGCCGGCGCCACCAACACCGCCTCCCGGACTATGGGACCGCGCCAAGGCCGCAGCCGGAGAAGCCTATCAGGGCGCGGTCGACGCGACGAGCCGCGGCATGGATCAGTTCCATCAAGCGGACCTCTCGGCGGGTTCAAAGCTCCACGAGCCGATCTCAGGAGAGGACGGTCTCTTCACCCGCTTCGCCAAGAATTATGTTCAGAGCCGCGACTCCGCCAATCAGCAGATGCAGGAGGCGGGCAACTTCGAAGCCAACTCCGGCGCCGGCGCCGTTGATCCGCGCAATGTCGCCGCCTTCGCCGCGAAGGCATCGCTCGCCCTCCTGAACGAGGGTTTTTCGATGACCGGGATCCCGGCAGCGATCACTACACTCATGTCCCAGCCGACGCAGCAGCTCCTCGATGCAGGCGCCGATGCACTCAACAAATCCGGTATGGTCAAGCAAGGAGCCGCCGGAGAGAAGGGCTTCGGGATCACCACTGGAGACGTCACGCAGGCTGCGGTGAGTGGCGGGGACCTTCTTGATCAGGTTTATCAGAATATCGTCCCCATCGGTCCGCACATGCTCCGCGAAGGCGAAACCGTGCAACACGCAGCGCAGGCCGCTGAGCCGGTGGCGCCCCCGGGAACTCTCGCCGGGCGCCGTGCGCGCTTCGACATACAGGAGAATCCTGAGACCATGATGGAGCACGCCCAGGCGGCCGCCATGAAGACGGTCGAGGCAGCGGGCGGCGACAAGCTCTCTCAAGTGGTCGCGGCAACGGACGTCAACGCGACGATGGGTGCGCATTACCATGCAGGCGAGTACGAGGGTCATGTCGCTACTCGGCATGCCCAAGTTGCGGAAGAGGCGGAAGCTGAGGCCGCGCAAGCTGCTGAAGAACAACGGAATAACGCCTTCGAGCAATTCCAGGCGAGCGATGCAGGCAAGGCCGCCGCGGGCAAGACGCCGGACGATATCTGGGCTGAGCACGAGGGCGAGCAGCAAGCGGCCAAGGAAACGGACTTCGGCAAGGCCTTGAATCAGAAAGGCGAGCAGGAAATCGAGCGCGGCGAGACACTGGTCGCGGGGGCTGAGAAGGGAGGAGCGACGGAGCCTGGGCCGACGATCGGCGAGGCGTTGCCAGAGGAGATCGTAAAAGCTCTCAGGAGCCTCCAGGAGCGGCGCGCAACTGAGGCGCCCGAGAGTACGATCCCTAAGGAGGTCGCGGCACGGATCAAGGCAGCGACGCCAGAGGGCGAAGATTTCAAGCCATTGCTGCCGGGAGCCCGGGGCGAGGAGCCCCCAGCAAGCGTCAAGGCTTCTCCGCTGGCCGCGCGGCGCGCGGCAGCCGAGGCCCCGCCTAAGGTTTCTCCGGAAGATGCGGCTATGGCTGGTGCGAAAGAGGTGCAGGCCGCGCGCGATGCCGCCAAGCAGTTTCCCGAAGCGTTGAAGGGCCCGGCGCCAGAGCCCGAGATTGTTCTTGCTGAACAGCCAAAGCCTGTCAAAACACCTACGGCCGAGCAGTCAGAGCCTGTCAAACCGGCGACGCTAGCCGATAAGCGCATGCAGGCAATTAAGGCGGCCGCCGAGAAGCGCCAGATGGCTGCTCCTACCCCGGAGATGAAGGCTGAATCGCCGGAGCCGGT